CCAACTTTGTTTGCACGTTTAGGTGAACCTTTCTCCCAACCCGGGCGCTCATGGAACTGTTGACGGAACTCTGTAATACGCTCAAGTACATCAGTACGCGGCTTATCAGTAAGTACCATAAGCAATAGCTCACTTAGAAACTCCTGCATAAACACAGGTGTATCCGACCTACGTAAGTCTAAGCCCATTGCTTTTACTTTACCAACTTTACCGTCAATGTCTGTTCTAAAGCCTTCGTTGTCGACTACTAATGCTGCATAACGCTTCTTAGTAATATACAAGCCTGACTGTGCAACAATCTCACGCCCTGCTGCAATAACACTTGCACGACTCTTTGGACAATGATGCGACTTTGCCATCATTTCAGTAAACGTGCCATCGACTGCACCACATATCTGATCATACAATGTAATTGCTTTGTCAGTATCCCATTCGATCTTACCTGATTCGATATCATCTTTAAGCATAGGATACGCACTAAAGTAACAAGAGTCAGTGTCACCGTATATCATTGCATCACCTACGTGATCGTATACACCTGTAATAACTTTGTTTGCTTCTGCACTCATGTGCTTAACAATTGTACGTCCTGTTAATGTAGTACTTTGTCCAATACGCTTGTCAAAAAATCTACAACCAGGATTAAGAATAGCACCATACAAACTGTTCAAGTTAATCTTCTTAACCAACTGTCGCTTATCCCAATACTCTGTTTCAACAGCATTGCCTGCGTCTTTTGCTTTCTTAAGATGTGCTTGTAATTCTTTACGTTCACTGTACCAACGCTTTAGGATACCTGGAATAACACCTTCGAACTCTGTAGTAAAGATAGTACCATTAGCACTAAGCATCCACGGTTGATTACTATCAAATACTAATTGATAAATCTCTGCACCACTTAGTACATCACTGCGTCCATCTTCCCAGTCAATTGTAAGCGCAATAGACTTGCTTTGGTCCATAACTGCTTCGTATTCTTCTGTAGCAAAGCGTCCTTCCCAACTACCAGCAAAGCTTTTCTTCTTTAAGAACATGTCTTCATGTACTCGAGCGTCACTAATGTCTGGACGTATCTGTCCTATAACAGTTTCGGGCGCCATGTTTAATGCACGAATCACTGAAGGATACAGCGAATTCAAATCCATTGAACATATCCACTTGTGCAAGCCTTTTTTAGGATACGCAACGTATGCTCCTGCCGCTTGTGTAGCTTCCTCATCACGCTTTTTACGATTAGGTACTTGTAAGCCTCTGTGCCATGCTTCGTTAACGATAGCTTGCTCTGTAACAGCTACAGCACCCATTGTAGTTTGTAGAAGCACTGTGTTGCTGTGTGCAAGTTCGTTGCTTAGATCAATAAAGCGAAGCTTCTTGTCCAACTTGTCAAGTAGTGCAGTATCCTGAATGTTATATTCAATAAACTTGCGGAAGTCGTTGTTGTAAAGTGCGTCAAGTGTTCCTTCATACGGAACTTTGTTCTCACCTACTTCAATCTCACCAATAGCATCCAGTCGATATGTGTGACGTTCTTCATAAGTGTACTTACGATATAAGTTCAAACTATCCAAGTGTACACGCCCGACTAAGTCAAACGTTTCACTTTCTTTGCCAAACTTTTCGTACATACGCTTCTTAGGAAGCTGTCCCCACAAGCAGAATCTACGTGTGTCATCTTTACTTAATACTCTTGCAGTCCTGTTTACAGTATACGGAATATCATATCCTTCACTGTTCCAACCACTTAGTACGTCACTGTCTTCAATTAATGTTAAGAAAGTGTCGATCATGTCGCCTTCTTTCTCAAACAACATTACATTGTCAATGCCTTCTAGTTCTTTACGTGCTTGTTCCATAGTAAGTGTTTTAGGAGGAACAGCAATACACACCATTGTGTCTAACCACTGCAAGTATACCGAGATACTTGTAATAGGCATAAACGGATCACTAGGATCAGCAAAGCCTTTCTCTGGATCAAAGTCAGTTTCGATATCGAAAAACGCAATGTTTAGTTTAGGTGCATCTTGGTTAAGATAGTTTTCGCTTAAACACTGAAAGATAGGATTAATATCACTCTCAAATAGTTCTTTGTCTCTGTTAATGGCTACTTCTTTGCGGAAGTCTTTTGTACTTTTACTTACAATACGACTCAGCGGATCACCATACACACTTTTGTACTTGCCTTTGTGATCTTTATAATAAAATGTATATTTTACTGGGTATTCTCGGAAAGTTCTTTTTCCGTCTTTACGTTCGACTGCACGAATAATATCGGCATCTCGGTCAAACATTGCATCTACATAACTCATTTAATTAATTTCTCCCCTATTTTTTTAGCCATTGCATACGGAGTCTTAAAACTAGATATGTAATTTCTTAAACCAAGCCACTCTTCGTGTGTAACTAGTTTAGATTGTATGTTTAGTGTTGTGTCAACTAACGGAGTTAGATGAGCAATAATAGTACCTGCTTTTAAGTTTAAAGTCTTTTCTTTAGAGCTTCTAGGCAACATAATATTGATATGGCTTGCATGTTGGTATTTAAATTCAATAACGCCCGACAATACATTATAGTCGTTAATACTTTCTTTATGCCAACATGCATCATGCATTAAGAACGGTGTGTCTGTGTTACTAGTAACACGCCATGGGCTCATTATTTTAACATGTAGGCTGTTTTTAAACCCTTCGCCCCATTGTTCTGTGCCGTGTACTTGCATCATATCCCCGGTTACTTGTTCAACACCTGGCATCTGTATATTTGTTATTTGATCACCTTTATATGTAATACTAATATCAGACCATAACGGTATATTAATACTCTTCTTAAATAGATCAACAAAGCCAGGGCATGTTGTAAGTGTAGGATTGTCTTGGGATTTATTAATAGTTTTAAACCAATTAGGTAGCAGCTTTATACCCTCTTGCGGCGAAAATAGATCGCGTTTTTGACTACTGCCTGACGTAAAAAACGTAAGATTTGTAGTGCTTTTTCTCTTAAACATTTATTCTCCTTGTTGCTTATTGGCCAACTAACCGTGTTTCTTGTTCGTAAGTGAACGACTCTAAAATACTTATTACATTGCATCCATTACGAGCCTTACTAGTGAAATCATATTCATCATAGTAAACCAACCGCAGAGCAGTATTACAAAGCCCGCTCTGCGCAATATAGCACTGGTTAAGCCAAATATACTACCAACTAAGTATAACGGAATAAACCACTGTGTAGCAGGGTCAAGCACTGTCACAGTTAGGACAATGCTTGCACCTACAAGTAACACAAGTTCGATTAATTCTGCATAAAATATCACAGGAGATAATCGATATGTCTCACCAAAGTAAGAAATTATTCTTTTAATGAACTTTGTCACTACTTGTCAATACCTACTGTAGCTACTAGTGTTTCAAGATCGTCATATGCATCTGCATGCTTATCCCAATCGCGTTTTAGTCCAATTTTAATTGCTTTGTTAATTAAAGAAGCCTTAATGTCAAGTTCTTCTGCTACTGCTTTAACAGTGTCTTTAAGACCACCCTGCAAGTCTTCAATCTCTTGCATTACTGTTACGCCTTCTTGGACTAGACGCTCAAGTTTTGCCTTTTCTTCTGCACCGTAGGTACGATCGCTCATAGTTTTCTCCTGTTGAGTTGTGTTATTAATAATATTATAGCGCACATCGTGAAAAAAGTCAAGCGTTAACTTGACTTTATTTTGATTTATTTGTGTAGGGTTACTTTTTAGCGTTTAGCTTGCGGTAAAGCATTTCTTTGATTGATTCTGCTTCAAAGTTAAGCTGCTTCTTATGCTTATCTTTACGATCGGGCCGCTTCTTCTTGTTTTGATCTGCATGTACACCAGAGCCACTTGATTGTGCATGCGATGCAACAGGATTTCTAGTCTTTGGCATTTTTAGCTTAGGAGCTTCTTGTACATCTTCTGCCATCCTTGCCATAAAATCATCAAACTTTTTCGATTTTCTAGGATCTGCTGCAATCTTGTGCAATTGTGCAGTATGCTTCTTAAGGAAAGTACTTAATGTAGCTTGTGAAGGCTTTTTTGCACCTACGTTATCTTTATCTGTAGGCTTTGATTTGCCCAGGCCTTTTAACGGATTCTCAACACCAACTGCACCTAAATTATTATGGTTGTCCCATCCTCGCTTAAAAGCACCACCAGCATCCAATTCATTAACAGTTTTTTGTGATTCGTTCAACGGCACATCAGGTAATCTAACTCCTGCTAGTGCAGCAAAGTCACTTAGACTATAATCACCTTCAACAGGCATAGTACCTTCTGCAATTTCTACACTTTCCTGCAGGAAGTTTTCTTCGGTTTGCACACTTTCCTGCGGCATACCGCCAACAGACTCACTTAGCCTACGTAAGTCTTCAGCTCGATCACTTGGATCTAAGTCAAATAGTTTTTGTTGTAGTGCTGCAAAATCCATATTAGTCTTCCCAAATCTTTGAAAGTCTGTCACCCATTGATCTGATAGCTTCTGCATCAGTCATTTGTGCTCGGGGCTTTTCAGGTTCTGTTTGAGAATTTACTAGTGGCGCTGCCATAGCGTTCGGCTGCATTACAGTCTTTTCACGATTACCGTCTGTTGCACCAAATATGTCATCTGTAGTTACTGGCTTATACATAGTTTACTTTCCTTTGTTATCGGCTGATTTTTTGATTGCGGCAAATTTATCTGCTTGTGCTTTTCTAGCGGCTTTATCTTCAGCATCCATCTTTGCAACGCCAGCGTCTTTATCTGCTTGCGAACGTTTCACTGGTTTGGATTTTTTATTTTGCTTAGGGATACTCTTACCACCATTATAAGCGCCTGCT